GTTGACGTACCAACGTGGTGGGGAGGTTATGAAAAAGCGATTGCTGAAGGTCATGATGAAGCTACTGCGATTGCCTTAGCGGACCAGGGCGCTAAAGATTCTCAAGGTGGCGGTGAAGAGGTCGACCAGTCTGGTATTGAGCGAGGTCATGCTCTAGTTAAGTTATTTACCGCCTTCTATGGCTTCATGGGTACGATCTTAAATACCGCTGTTGGCTCAACCATTACCGAGAAAAGTAAAGCTAAGATTGCAGCCAACTTATTATTGACGCTCATGGTGCCGGCTGTCTTTGGTAGTTTATTAAGAGATGCGTTGACGCCTGATAGTGGTGATGACGATGATGAGGGCATGATCGAAAAGTTAATTCGTGAGCAGATCAGTTTCTTGATGGGCATGATAGCTTTTGGTCGTGAGTTTTCTCAGATGGCTAATCCCAAAAGCATGGGTTACTCAGGCCCTACTGGTCTTCGTGTCATCCCTGATATTTATCATTTAAAAGAACAGATAGCTCAAGGTGAGTTTGACGATGCTTTCAGAAAACAATTTATCAATGTACTTGGCGACCTTACCGGCCTTCCTGCTGTACAAATAAACCGAACTATCACTGGCACAACAGCGCTGGTAGAAGGTAAAACTGATAACCCTATGGCGATTGGCTTTGGATTTAAAAACAAATGAATAATTTAATTGAACAACTGAAGATTGACGAGGGGTATGAAGAGCATGTTTATAAATGCCCAGCGGGTGCTAACACGATTGGTTATGGTTATAATTTAGACAGCAATAGCCTGCACTTATCGTCACTAGAAATTAATCACGCCTTTCGTAATGGCATGGGTGAGGTTGAGGCCGAGCGAATACTGATAATAATGGTTAAAAAAACAGTGGAAGAACTGAAAAGGATATTCACTAATTGGAATGAGATTAGTAAACCGCGTCAAGATGCTTTAACCAATATGTGTTTTAATCTGGGCGTGACGCGATTCTTAAAGTTTAAAAAGATGATCGTCTTGGTAGAGGATAATGATTTTATTGCGGCCGGTAAAGAAGGCTTAAACAGCCTTTGGGCAAAACAGTTACCGGCCAGATCAAAACGAGTCATGGGGTTATTAGTAAGGGGGTAGGTCTTGGAAATTAGCACCACATGATGTACAGGGAGGAAGCGTCATAGGTTCAACGACACTGGAGTTATCATAAGCAGGCGCAGACTCGGTAAAAGTAGGCGTTGAATGAATCACCATTGGGTTATTCGGTGATTGCTGTGAATACTCATTACCGTACATTCCATTAGGCGAATGAATACTCATGCCAGAATTATTGTAATAAGAGGCAGGATTATCGATATTGTTTTTGCCATAGGGATTGCCACCCACTTCACCAAGATAAGTTCCATTTGGTGCGTAAAGTGAAGCTGAAAAAACAGAGTTGCTGAATAATAGTAAAGCGATAAAAGTTTTCATAGTTATTCCTATATGTCAAAGATATTGGATAAATAATTTATATGTGAATCTTCCACTTAGGGTGCAAAACACTTCCACGATTTTGCAACGATGCGTTGATATTTCTAACTACTTCATGCGCTTTGCGAGTGAACGGCTAACAGTTAAGTAATTGATTTATATTATATTTTATAACAGAGAAGGCACTTTTAATGCGATGGTCGCGCGTTCGAATCGCGCACGACCCACCAATAGTTTAATAGTAAAATCAAGAGGTTATCTGTTGCGGAGGCCTCTTTTTTTATGCCTGTCATAAAACCACTTCCACGATTTTGCAACGATGGGATTTTTTATAGCCACAATTTTTCATTAAACTACCCTCCTAATTAACGTCAGTTCAGGCCGACGATTTTCACAAAGCAATTCGACACAATCAATTAAATGACTAATCTCAACTTTGGAATAATGCGTCGTAATTCGTCCAGCATGATGACCAAATAAATCTTGCCGATCTTCTATGCTGACACCAGCTGCCCGAAGTCTCATTCCGAACGTATGCCTCATGTCATGAACTCTTACCGACTTAAGCTCGTTTGCCTCTCGCGCCATTCGCCAAGCTCGATTATTCATGCGTTCTAGTTTTCGGCCTTTAAAGTCAAATACATATTCAGACTTATTATCACGCCTACTGGCTACGATAGATCGAGCGACTGAGTTCAAAGGTACGATACGTTCACGATTATTTTTAGTTCTACTTTCTTCAATAATAAACACGGTGGTATCAAGGCCAGAAACTTTACATTCCTCAGACCACTTAAGTCCGCATATTTCTTGATCTCTAAGCCCTGTATTCAGTGCAAATAAAACCATTTCTGATAAGTAGCCTGGCATAGATTTTAATAATAACTCTTGCTCATCCCAACTAATCGGCCTTGGTTTTCGTTTAATACCTTCAACAGTCGGTAACATGGGAGCAGCGCCTAGATAGGCATTGCCGTTCTCATCTCGCCATTTAGCGGCACATAACCTTAACACTTGTCTTATGACGGCAAAGTCTCTCGTCAATGTTCCGGCTGTTATGCCTGATGCTTTACGCTCTTTGATAAAATCATCAAAAACACCGGAGTGAATTTTTCTAATTTCAATATGACCGATATAGGGCATCACCGCAGTTAAAGACGTAATATCTCGATCTAGTGATAGCTTGTCTTTAAATTCTTCTATATATTTAGCGGCAACAGTATTAAAAGTTCTATCTAACACCTCACCATATACTCTTACTTTTCTTCTATCCTCAATCAGCCGCGCTAAGAACCGTTCCGCTTGCTCAATTTCCGTTTCTCCAGTTGTTGTTCGAATAAGCTCACCACCGATGTATTTTTGGATGTGCCAGATTTCGCCCTTCTTGTAGAGACCGGTTGTACTTCTTTTTGCCATGATTGTTGCTCCTTTGCTGGCCGCTCACTCGCAGCCTTATGAGACAAGAACCAGCGATCCAAGTCAAGCCTATCAAACATTTTCATGTGATAACCGATAGAGACAAGTTCAACATGAGGGCGAACATGCTCATTGAAATACTTGATTCCCATGCCCAAATACGCTGGTGCATCGGTTAAGCGAATCACTCTAGGTTCAATTTTCATTCTTCTCCCTCTCTGCCAACATCAAGTCTGCTGCTTCATAAGACATCGTAACAATTAAACCCATTTTAAATGTGTTAAGTGCTATAAATTCTTGCATAGCAGCACAAGCAAAGTGGTCACGTAGAGATATTCCTTCTCGTAAATCTTCTCGTAAATCTTCTCGTAAACCTTCTCGTAAAGACTCAGGTTGGGCGAGTAGATACTCTATATCTCTTGCCACCCCCCAAGACATACAAGAGTTATCTTCTCTATAAAGCATTAATATCTTTTTTAGTATTTCTCTTTCTTTACTCATTCCCCACCTCCAATGCCGTGTTGCTTCTCTGCCCATTCAATACCACTACAAAAGCCCTCATCCCACAAAAAAGGCGGCTCCATCAATGACAGATAAGCGTGAATTTCTTTATCACTCAAAGGCTCACGTTTTTGTGTGAGGAGTTCTCTAATTTCAACTTGAAGTTTTTGTGTGATGTAAAAAAACCCATCAACAGCATTAATACTTAAATCTGCTATTAATGTTTCTCTTTCATTCATTCCCCACCTCCAATACCGTGAGCTTTATAATTATTACTGCGCTTGGAAAAGGTGCGCTGTTCTTATGCCCACCAAATTTAAGCCTACCTTTAATAAATCGTATTTCATGTTGGATGCAGTAGTCATGCCACCATCGTGTATCAGTTCTTGCTGGAACTAAACATACAACAGTACAATTTGCTTCATTAGCCTTAGCCATCCATTTGCTAATTTCCCTACCGTAAGGAGGATTCATCCAAACTACACCTTTCCAATCTTGAGAAAGTCCGTCATCCTCTTTAGAATAAAATGAAGCACACTTAGCGTTATCTGCATTAGCACAAACATCTAAAGTAAAGTTAAATTCTTTATCTAGTTCATCAAAAAACGATTGTGGCGTTGCCCATAAATCTGTATCACTAGAAAAATGCACACTCATTCCCCACCTCCAATGCCGTGTGCTTCACGTTGTTTAATAGCTATAGCCCCTAATCTTTTTTGTTCGTTGCTCAAAGGTTCACCTCCAATGCCGTATAAAATCTTAGCAAAAATAATACCTTCTTCAAAAGCTACTTGTTCAGCTCTGGTGCTATACGCTTTTGATATCCTTTGTCTTTCTTCATCGCTCAAAGGCTCACGTTTTGGTGGTGCTGTATATATCTTTGTTCCTGTTGGCAGTTTTTGCAATTTTTTAAAGTCGCCTGCTGATACATGGAAAGCGGTGAACTGATGACTTTCTAGTTTTGTTGCCACTGGCTCTTGCTCAGTCTGCTCAGGTTGGGCGAGGAGGTTTTGAGTTTCAATCAACAATGGAATGTGGGTTGTCATTTCATTTGCCTCTCCGCTTAACCATCTCATTAATAACTTTCTCTCAATACTCACAATGTCACCCCGAAGCTAGGATCTGTCATACGAATAGGACTACACGTTTCGCAATATTTCCGACTGCGAGAAGTCGTGCAGAATATACCGTTACACTTCGGACATTTCACTTTACGCAGTCTATTCAGGCTGACGTGTCCGTCATATGATTTCAAAACTGATACCCGTCGTCTAATCTCGGCGGGTTAAATCCCGTTGTCTTTAAGTACAAGTCGAATAATTCGAGCGCCTGATCCCATGCCTCAGAGTGAGCCATTGTTTCATTTTTAATCTTTGTCAGCGTCGATTGTGCTATGCCGGTTGTATGCTGGATTTGTTTTTGCGTAACGCCTGACTCATTTAATTGATGAATCATGGCAGGCCAGTCGATAGGTTTCATCAGTCACTCCTAAAAAGGGATATCGTCATCATAAGGCGCGTCATTTGCAGGCGCTTTATGAGCAAGTGCTTGTTGCTGGGATGGTGCTGAACTTTGCGCTTGACCTTCTGATTTACTATCCAGCATCACCATGTTATCTACAACAATCCGCGTCATATATTTTTTAACGCCATCCTTTTCCCATTCTTGATAGTCGAGCTTTCCCGCGACATAGATTTTTGAGCCTTTTTTTACATACTGATCGACAACATCAGCTAATCCTCCGTTGAAAACTAGATTATGCCAGCTTGTCTTTTCTTTTCGCTCGCCACTTTGCTTATCTTTCCAGCGCTCAGATGTGGCCAGTGAGATTGTTACTTGTTTGCCACCGCTTGGAAAAAAGCGAGATTCAGGGTCCTTTCCGCAACTTCCGATAAGCGTTACTTTATTAAGCATTTTCTTTTCCTATAGTGAGTTCTTTAATATCAGACCAATCAATCGATTCTAAAATATCAGCCGTTTCGTAATGGGATAACCCCAAGAATGACGACACACAATTTAAAATGCGAACCGCTTGATTGTTGTCAGTTTGCAAGGGTTTAATTAAGGTTGGAATTACAGTAAAAGAATCATCTCTAAAAGATGTCTCCACACCAGCAACCGCTTTTTCCTCAAGTAGCTCTTTAACTTGTAAAGCCGCTTCTGCTTCGAGTTTTTCTCGCGTTGCATCCAGCGCAACCTTATCAAGATACTCTTGTTCAGCACGTTCCTTAGCGATCTTGGCTTGTTCTTCGGCTCTGACTATTGCTCGTTCAGCTTCCAACTTCTCAGCCTGTTCAGCTTCGGCTCTGAGTTTGGCATCAAGCTCGATCTGCATACGTTGGGCTTCAAGTTTGTCGGCTTCGGCCTTCTTGTGACTTTCAACTCTGACGCGCACCGTCATTTCAAAGTGACTTCGGTCCAGGTTAATGATGTTTTGCAAATCATTAAACAAAAAGCGGTAGTCTTTGGCGGCTTCATCTAAATAAACGAGGCACGATCTTATTTCTTTAGCCGCAGCATCGGCATTAATCTTAGCTAATGCCAATTCACTGGCTACTGCATCTTCAAGACTACTGATAGTGCGCTTGGCTTTCATGGCTCCTGCAAAATCGGGTGCTTGAACAATAAGACGTATTGGGCTAATTTCTGCCTCTAAGGCATCTTTATAAACTGAGTAGGCTTTGACCGACTCGCTCATGATAGCGACCTTACGGGCTTCTTTTTGCGTCTTGACGGACTTTTCTTGACTCAATGCTAGGGCATTAAACTTAGCGGCATACAGTTCCAGTTCTCTAGTTACTTCACTGATGCTTGAGGTTTGATCGACAACACCCTTGGCGGTATCCAAGCAGCGCTTGGCGGTTTTACGCGCCAGCTTGCTTTCTTCCTCGGCCATCGCAAAATCTTCATCAGTAACCATTATGGTTATAGCATTAGCCAAGAAGTCATCGAATTGCGGCCTGACATCGCCCATGTTACATAACGTCAATTCACCTTTAACTTGCACAATAACAGTCGGCAAATCCATAATGGCATCAGCTTTCGGCAATTCAACAACTGCTTTAACTTCATGATCTTCCAGATCAGTCTTGAATTGTTCCCAACCAAAGATAATGTCATCTCTTAGTTTGTCATCTGAGCTATAGAAAAAATGCTTCTCATCAACCAACTCGTCGTTATCCCACTTGGTCGCCATGAACAAACATTTTTCAGCGCCTGACACTAGGAGCTGTTGTTCCATTTGTACGCGGTAGTTAAGCGGCAAATCCTCTACACTATTAACAGCTCTGAGCTTGTCGTTCAGGCTCTTATGTTCAAAAACAATAGACTCATCCATCGTTAAGCCGTCAAAACTCGCTGACAGTAAATCAATGGATCCGGTAACCGGAAACAAATCTTCTCCCAAGATCTTTTCAGCTAACGGACGCGCTAGTTCTTCATAACGATGGCCGTCATTAAAAATGCGCTGAGTGTAAGCATCAACTTCTGGTGTTAAGCCCGTTTTGCGTTCGTTCAAAAGCTCAGTACGGGTTTTATAAGGCGAGCAATTCATCATTGCCGGTGCATCACTGGCATTGAACCGCTCAGA